ATGCAGTGGTGTAATGAAATATATGAAAAATATTTGGATTCCTAAGGGGAATTTTATACGACTAATACAATTAATAAACTTATTATATGAAATACGCAAGACAAACACAAGAAGCCCTCGATAGATTAGATCAATCTTTAGCTAGATTAAGAGGATTCATTAAAAGAGGCGAAAATGCCGAAGCTATTAGATTTATGGAAAAGGGTGACCTTAAAGATAAATTTGAAGAACTTCAAAACATTATTACTATCTCATCTACGGGAACAATAGGTGCTAGAGGGACAAGTAATACAAAACCACTCTAATATGTTATCAGCAGAGCAAATTCAGGCAAATTGGGACCGTTATATTAAGGTAATTACCGAATCGCTTTCAAAAGAACGAACAGANATTCTGCTTCCCTTTCTTGAGAAATATCAAGATAGAATGATGATGATGCCTGCATCATCTAAAAACTGGCACCATTCAGCATTCGCAGGTGGTTATACTGATCACGTTTTACGCGTATATGATTGTGCTATTAAGTTATATAATATTTGGGGAGAAATGGGAGGAGATCTTTCAACATATACTCTTGAAGAAATGAAATTTGCAGCTTTATTTCACGATTTAGGAAAAATGGGTCAGCAAGAAGGTGAATATTATCAACCAAATGACTCTCAATGGCATATTGATAAATTAGGTCAGATTTATAAATTTAATACTGATATTCCAGCAATGAAAGTACCTGAAAGATCATTATTTATTCTACAAGAAATTGGTTGTAAAGTAACTCAAAATGAGTTTATTACAATTAAAATTCATGATGGTTTATATGATGAGTCAAATAAATTTTACTTTATGTCTGGTCAAAAGGAAACAAAATTAAGATCCCATTTACCTCTATTAATGCACCAAGCGGATCATATGGCTGCTCAAATTGAATTTGAGTTATGGAATAATCCCTCAGGTGAAGTTCCTAAACAAAAAGCATCAAAACCTAAAAATGCTTCAAAAGGTGATAAAACACTTCGAACAGCTAAAAAAATAGATGCATCTAATAATCCAAAATTAGCATCAGCTACCTTAGATGTAATAGATTCATTTTTTAAAGATTAATTATGATTATATTACTTAGCATATTATTAACATTAGTAATTGTTACTTCTTTTTTTGTAATTAGAAATCTATTAATGAAAAATGAAAAATTATCAGACTTTATAGCAACACAAAGCGATGCTATTAATGCATGTGATATAAAATTAAAAGAAATAGACGCCAGAGGAATATTCGAATCAGATGATCAAATAGGATGGTTTTTTAAAGCTGTAAAAGATATCCAAGCATCATTAAATGAATTCACTCTTAAATAACCACAATGTCATCATTTATACCAAAAGAACCAGTTAACACTGGTTCTTCTATTCCACCAAAGAATCAACCAAAAAAGAGAGGAAGAAAAAGAACCAAAAAAAGATATTTCACCGAAGACACAGACGCAGCAATTGCTGAGTATTTGGCTTCAACCGATCAAGATGAAAGGGATAAGATATTCAAAGATAGAATATGGTATCCTTTTTATAAACTTGCTGAAAATTTAATTCACACCTTCAAATTCTACTATACAGAAGTTGATTCATTAGAGGATCTTAAACATGAAGTTATTTGTTTTCTATTAGAGAAATTAGATTATTTTAAACCAGAAAGAGGTACAAAAGCTTTTTCTTATTTTTCAATTGTAGGTAAAAATTATCTTATCTTATATAATAATAACAATTATAAGAAAATGAAAATCACAGTACCAGTTTTAGCTGCGGATGATGATGGTGGTGTTTTACATCAATTAGGAAGAGATCAACGTAAACAAGATATAAAAGATTTTATAGATTATCTTACATTGTATATAGATAAACATATGTTTACAATGTTCAAAAAAGAAAAAGATCGTAAAGTATGTGATGCTATTAATACTTTATTTAAGCGAAGAGAAAATTTAGAAATATTTAATAAAAAAGCATTATATATCTATATTAGAGAAATGACTGGAGTAGACACTCCTGTAATTACTAAAGTAACTAAAAAACTAAAATTAGTTTATAAGGATCTTTATTTAGAATTTGATAAAACAGGGTATGTAAAAATATAATTTCTCCATATTTATAATCAAAATGTATGGATTCATTATCTCAAATATTATTTGATGACAAGACTTTCTCGGATCTTCTGAAGGAAATTCATAATAATCAAACAAAAAAATCAAAACAACTAGCATCTTTGATTGCAGAGCTGAGACCCTTAGTCCAATCTCTGGGGGACGCGACTGTAATAGTCCCCCTAATCAAAGAATACTTAGAAATAAGTGTTAAAAATGATGATCAGTTAGTAAAAATGGCAGCAATAGTTCAGNGATTATCAACATCNTCNTCCACATCAGGAGATGGCGGTTTATTAACTGATACTGAAATGGANCAACTTCAAGATTTAGCAGAAGAAATAGCAAAAACAGTTGAAGAACCTAAACAAATAGAAGCACCTTCACCTAACGAAATAGAAAAGTAAGATGGGATCTAATAGTATAGTTCATTCTAGNAAAAGTGGAGAAAAAACACTCANAACCCCCAACAAACAAAAATGGACTTCCGTTAGGGTTCTTGATATTATTTTAAATATAAACCATCCTAAATTTGAAGAATTAGGAGGATATGATTCTATAGGTACTATTTTTTACACCAAATTAGATGATAATACACCAAATCAAAATCCCTCAACTGCTAATATAGCTAAACCTCTATTTACTCACCTTAAATATTATCCTTTAATATATGAAATTGTTTTAATTTTAGATACTAATAGTAAAGATATATATAAAGGAGATAAAAAAACAACTTATTATTTCCCACAAGTAAATATTTGGAATCATCCCCACCACAATGCCCTTCCTTCAGTTAAAGGACTTAAGGATGGAGATACAAGTCGTGACTACCCACAAACCGAAAATGGTATTATTAGGAGAAAAATAGAAGATGAGGGCACTGATATTAAATTAGGAGATTATTTTAAAGAACAAACAAATATAAAACCTTTATTACCGTATGAAGGGGATATGATTTTTGAAGGTAGATTTGGAAATTCAATTAGATTTGGTTCAACTAATATAGGCGAATCAATTCCAGATGAAAATAAAAATCAATGGAGTCAAGTAGGAGAAGTAGGAAATCCTATTACTATTATAAGAAATGGTCAACCCGAAAAAACCGATGAAAAAGGATGGGTACCATTAATTGAAGATTCAAATAATGATTCTTCAATCATTTATATGACTTCTAATCAACAAATAACAGGTTTTACCCCTGCATCCTTAAATCAACAATCATTTGGTGCTGATATAGAAGAACAAAAAACATTAGAACAACAGCTAACGGATATTTCTCCTCCAGCTGTCATAGAACCCGAAGTAGAAGAAGAAGTAGAAGTAGATGAAACTGCTTTTGGAAGTGGAGGATCTGAAGATGATCCCGTTATATCAACCCCTCAAACATCTTCTCTAACAGGCTCACAAGAAATAGAAGATGAATTAACTCCCTTTGATGATTTTGTAGGAGATGATGAGGATTTATATTATTATGAAGTAGTATTATCTGAACAAAATATAGGAGATGAAAGTGTTGAGGAGGCAGACCATATGGGTATATATCCTCTTGCAGGTAATCTTAGAATCCCCCTTATGAATCAAGGAGATACACAATGGGGTCACCTCAGATCTTCATATCCCTCTACTAACTATAAAGAGTATAGTCTTAAAGCAGCAGGATGTGCATTAACATCTACAGCGATGGTGTGTTCTTATTTATCAAATAATATTATAACTCCTGCTATGCTTATGGGTCCTGAGAGTACTTTTCTCCCCCATAATAAAGAAAAACAAACAGATACAACTCCTGAAGGTTCAGGAGTATTAGTAGAATGGAGTGTAGTAGAAAGAGATTTAAAGGACCGCACAGGATTAGAATATAAATTTATACAATGGAGATGGGGTAGTAATCCAGCTGAGGAGGAAATAAAAGCTTTTCTTATTTCTAAATTAGATGCTAATATTCCTGTTATATGGGAAAGACAACAAGATGGTTTAAAAAGAAAAAGTGAAACAATTGAAGGATATGATACTAGTACTTTTATTTATGGTTATAATTCATCTTTAGAAAAGCCAGCAGTTCAAAGAAAATTTGTATACGGTAACCAACATTGGATGGTAATAACAGGATATACTTCCGATGGAAATTATGATCCAACATTTCAAGTAAATGATCCTAATGGTGCCTCTTACAGACCTGATGTAAGTTTAGAACATTTACAAAATAAATTAGGGAGATTTATGACATTAGAATTAAAATCATAGTATGAGTTATAAACCAGACGCCCCAGGCACATATCAAGGAAAGCAAGTAATAATTAATTCTGATAGATTATTATTTAATGCTAAAAATGATTCTATACTT